GGTGGAGGTGGAGGTGTTGTCGCTACTGCAAACACACAACCGACAGGATGGAGCATCAAGTATTATAAAGGTTTGGGTACAAGTACAGGCAAGGAGTTCAAGGAGTATTTCGAACATAAGAAAATCGTCGATTTTACACATAGTGGCGCAGCGTGTGACAATGCGATTGATATGGTATTCAATAAGAAACGCGCAGATGATCGCAAGACGTGGCTCGCTACATATTCGCGCGATAGATATTTGGACACACTTCAACCGAGCGTGACGTATCAAAAATTCATCAACGACGAGATGATACACTTTTCGAAATATGACTGCGACCGCTCTATTCCGAACTTGATGGACGGTTTGAAAATCTCATTGCGAAAGATTCTGTTTTCGGCATTCAAGAAAAATCTCAAGAGTGAAATCAAGGTCGCGCAATTCAGTGGTTATGTTTCGGAACACTCGGGATACCATCATGGCGAGGCGAGTTTGAATGCGGCGATTGTCGGAATGGCGCAGAATTTCGTCGGCAGCAACAACATCAACTTGTTTGAACCCAATGGTCAGTTTGGATGCATTGACCCCGAAACACCGGTATTCTTGTGGAATGGTATGATTGAAAAAGCTAAAAATATAAAGGTCGGTGACAAGTTGATTGGAGATGACGGAGAGTGTAGAATAGTTTCAAAGTTAACAGAAGGTGTAGATGAAATGTATGAAGTATCGAATGGAAATATGGACAATTATATAGTGAATAGTCATCATATTTTGACGGTGTGTTATTCCGGACACAAGTCAATCTTTTGGAAAGAGTCATCCAAATCTTGGCATATGAGTTATTTTGATGACACTACTAAAAAGGCAAAAAGTATACATAGCAGCACATCAGAAACAGCAACTGGTAATCATTTTAATAAATCGCGTTTAAGTAAAGAAGATGCGTATAACAAAATATTAGAAATTTCCAACACGGTGTCGGATAATAATATATTTGATATTAATGTTCAACAATACTTATCTCTACCAAGTAGTGTAAAAAAACACATAAAAGGAACTATCAATACGTCAGTTATTCAATGGGAAGAACAAGAGTTACCAATCGACCCTTATATCCTAGGACTATGGTTAGGAGACGGAATGAGTAAATGTAACGCATTCGCAAGTATGGATAGTGAAATTATTAAATCATGGGCTATATGGACGGATACTATCGGATGTGAAATATGTCATGTTAAAAGTATCCCTCCACATGAAAGTCATTCGTTTTATATTAGACGTAAAGGTTCGTCAAAAGAAAAAATACCATCGATAGGAGATGCTACACATAGTCGCGCTACATGTATAGGGTGTTTAACATCAAAACATATTTGCATTGCATGTGACTGGACTTTTGAAAAACAAAATAATTATGTTAAATGTGAAGGAAAAAATATTGATGGACATAACGTGGTTAATTTAAATCCAGTTACAGAATTATTTAAAAAGCATAATCTTTATAATAATAAACATGTTCCGGATAAATATATAGTAAATTCGGAAGAAAATAGATTAAAGTTGCTGGCTGGTATGATTGATACAGATGGATGTTTGAAAAGGCAAAACAGCTGTTACTGTTACGAAATATCTCAATGCGAGAAAAGAAAATATTTACTAGAATCATTTCGAATTATTGCTGGTTCTTTGGGATTTAGAGCTAAACTATTAAAAGCTGCTAATAATATGTTTGTATTATTAATTACAGGGGATAATATTCATAAAATTCCTGTAAAAGTACCAAGAAAACAAATTATAAATCAAAAAAGGTTAAGAAATAATTATACACATCAAATAGAAATTAAAAGTATCGGACGCGGTCCATTTTGCGGTTGGAATATTGACAAAAATGAACGATTCTTGCTCGGAGATTTTACAATTACACATAATACGAGACTTCAATCGGGCTCGGACTCAGCGAGCGAAAGGTATATCTTCACACAGCTGAATAAACTCACGCGGCTTATTTATCGACCGGAGGATGACGCCGTTCTTACCTATTTGGACGACGATGGTCAAAGTGTCGAGCCAATTTATTATGTTCCCATTATTCCTATGGTTCTCGTGAATGGAACAAAAGGAATCGGAACTGGTTTTAGTACCGAAATCATGTGCTATAGCCCTACACAAATTATCGCGTATCTTCGGCATAAACTTGTGGGGGATGTGGGGGTCTCCACACCTGTGCCTACTATTGAGCCGTTTTATAAGAACTTCAGAGGAGCGATTCGTCGTGTCGGGGATAGCAAGTATTTATTCAAGGGGTGCTATACGATTCTAGATGATAAGAAGGTGCGTATTACGGAACTACCCGTAGGCACATGGACGGACAATTATAAAAAATTCTTGGAGAATCTGATTGAGCCGCCGCATGCCGCCGCGGGTGGGAAGGACAAGGACAAGGACAGCGCCGCAAACACAGCGCCGATTGTGAAAGAATACAACGATATGAGCACGGATACACATGTGGACATCACGGTTACAATGGCGGCGAATATTATCAAGACGTATAGTGAAAAGGTTGTAGAATATGATTGCACTATGCTGGAAAAAGTGCTTGGACTATATGCGACGCAGTCTACGACAAATATGAACTTGTTTGATGCGAATGAGAAGCTTATTAAATACAGTAATGCGGAAGAAATTGCGGACTCGTATAGCGTAACGCGACTGGCGTTTTATGGTAAACGCAAAGATGCTCTTATTGCGGCACTTCGCAAGGAACTAATGGTGTTGAGCAATCGTGCTAGATATATTACCGAGTTACTGGAAGATACGATTGACCTTCGTCGCAAAACGAACAAACAGCTTGTGGAGTTATTGAAAGAGCGTAAGTATGATTCGATGGATGCGCAGAGCGGCGATGAGAAAGGAGAGGATGGATCGTCGTCGTCGTCGGGGCAAGGGCAAGGGCAAGGATACAAGTATTTGCTAAAATTGCCCATGGATAGCGTATCCGAAGAAAATGTAAAAAAACTGCTAAATGAAAAGGAAAAGAAGGAAGCGGAGTTGAGCGAACTGAATTCAAAAACGGTGGAACAAATGTGGCTCAAAGATTTAGAAGAATTGGAAGTCGAATATAACAAATTTATAGAAGCAACGACGTATTCGGCTACAGGTAATGTCGCGACAAAGACGAGCGCAGAATCAAAAGCTAAAAAGGTGAAGGTGAAGGGCGAAGTGAAGACGAAGTGAAGACGAAGTGAAGACGAAGTGAAGACGAAGTGAATTTATAAAACTTGTTGCTATATATGTAACAACAAGTTATATGATTGGATAGGTAACTAGTGGATAATATAGTACATTTTTTTACTCGCATCACGTCCCAAGAATTTAAAACCAAGGCTTCATTTCAAGTGTCTTGCCTTTGACGTTATCGTATGCCGGCCACGTCATTACTGTATACATATTACTAGCATCGCGTTTATACTTCAAGTATGCGCTAATTTCGTTCATTAGTTTAGGAACACAGTGATTTACGACATGCTGGTTTAATGCGGCGACTTGTTCTCGAATATTTGTTGGCAAGTTAACTGCACTTTCGAGATATAATGCGCGCATGATAATCTTTAGTTCATCGTTATCTTGCTGAGAAATTGTATACTCGCCGTTGGATAAACGGTATACTTCAGCGCGAAGACTATTCTGAATAATCTGGATATTATCTTTACTGAAAAAGACATTACTTACGTCGGTATCGCTCCAGTTTCCGACTAGCGCATCTCTAAATGTAGTAATCTGATTTACGGGTATTTTATCCCACATGGCGAATCTTGCTTCAGGCGGCGGACCGTCGATGTCGATGCGACCATTAGAGGTTGTATACTTTGATATATTTTCTACTGTTTGAGAATCGCGAGGCATACATGTTGAAGTTGAACTTGCATTTTTGTTTCCTGAAAACATTTTAGAAGATTTGATTTGTTGTATATTAATAACTAAATATAAAAATATCTAAATTCTAATATTTAATATTTAGTTGTTGAAATAATTAATTATATATACATTATATATACATTATACATAAATTATGTCATTCAATAGCGTTACGTTAACTATTGCGAGTATTATATTTGTTGTGTTATTGGCGACTACAGCATACTTTATTTATCAAGATCAAAAAAGTAAATTTAAATTGATTCAGGCGACGTGTCCAGATTACTGGTTATTACAGAAGAATAAAGATGGAAAACATTATTGTCAACCAAATAGTAAAAATTTGGGAACATGCGGATCTGGACCGGATGCAATAAATCGCCCACCAGAATATACTGTATTAAATGACCCCGGCGAATGTAGCAACTATACAAATAAGATGACATGGATTAATAATGTGTGTGGTAAGAAAATACTATGGGACGGAGTTACAAATAATGCCGAACTTAAAGATAAATGTAAAAAATAAATAGTTTTAGATTTTGTAATAAATATATAATAAATATATAATAATAATATAAGTATAGTTACTTTATTATTATTGAGATTTGATATAGGATAGAATGGGGAAAAAAAAACTAACATTAGAAACACAACAAAAAGAACAAAATAAAAAAAAAAATGAAAGACTTAAGCGTGATGTAACTGTTTTAAGTAATTTATTAAATAATAATTTTAATCGCATTGAGCATGTGATTGTTAGAGAAGAACTTAACAGGTTGCGCGCGTTGTACCCTATTGCGGATGACGGTACTGACAAACTTAGATTTTTAATTATATCAATTATTGATATTATACATGATGCACATGGTAGTCGTGTTGGTTTTGCTACTCGTGTTAATCATTTACCTGTGTTCAAGATAGTTGTATGTAATATTTTCGGAATATCTGAAAGATTATATGATTATATTTCCACACACGTTGTACCCGTAACCCAAGATGTTTTACAAAAATTTATAGAAGTTACTAATCCAGCTTGCAATCCATTTACAGCTCAAGCATATTTTAACGAGATATACAGAACACAAACAAGACAACAAAGAGAACCACTCAGTGTTACTACTACTATTTTAAGAGATAATGTTGGGGTAGGAGTTACTTTAAGAACTCATATAGAAAGACTAGGATTTCGAATAGTATATGACAAAACTCCAACTATAGTTTTAGATTCTGTTTCTGTACCTATGGAAGAAGAAGATTATGATTTATTAAATGGTAGTATATCTAGAAGGTTTAATGGTATGTATAATGTTGTTAACGAATTGTTTCCCGGTACAGTAAATATTCGGGTTACGCGTAATGATACTAATTATATGGCTAATATTCAATATATACTTCCTCTTGCTCGTGCTCCTGCTTTTACACTTGCTCTTCCTTGGAATCCTACTAGTCGCCCTTTGGTCGGATACAAACCTATAAATTGTACTGGTGATGCTCCTACTATAGAACAAAATCCCAACACAATAACATGTTTACCTCCAAATAATACAAAAAATTGTGCTTTTATAATAGCTAATGCACATATAGGAGATATAATAGTTGATGAAACTCATGCGGATTATATAGATAGGAATAACCTTCTTTTATCTGGTGTGTTAACCGGTCTTGGTCATACTCAGCCGTTAACACTTGGACAATATATACTATGCAAGTTAATAGGTGACTATTCTTACGTTTTATATTATACTGAAGGTATTTTGAATTTTGTTAGTACGTCGGATATTATATCAGGATTAAGACTTTATTTAAAAGGTGTACGTATATTATTTAGTATGACTGAGGGGTTTTTGGTGCTTCATAATCGTATGAATTTTAATGCACCGTTATTTTCTCAAAATTTAAATAAGACTATTGCTGAAAAAAAAAAAGAAGTAAAAGAGAAAGCAACAAAAATATTATTAAATAATGTTAAAGGAAAAATAAATAACCCCGGGAAAATAACTAATCTTAAGCCAAAAATTCCAACAATAGCACTAATAGTTCGGAGTAAACCAATTGTTAGAGCAACAACAGGTGTGTCACTGCGCGATCAACGAAGACTTTATTACGGAGATAGTAATAAACCCCAAGGTGGAGGACAACCAGAATCATACCTTTCATTATTTCATTATACTCTACGTACAGCTGTAGATAATCTTTGGTTTAGGATAAAACTATCAGAATTAATCACACGCGCCAATAATCCTACAATATTACCTGAAAATTTAAAATTATTAGTTGAAGCATTAAAAACGGAATTTAAGAAATTAAACGACCAATTAAAAGAATTTGAAAAAAAAGAAACTAAGTTTTTTATGTCTACAAGTAGTAGTGTTGACTATAAAAGTTCATGTCATGAAATTATTGCATATCTACAAAATATTATTGATATAATGAGTTCATCAGAATGTATACTAGCTTTTACTGAAAGTTGCAAAGAAAAATCATATGAAGAATGTGTTAAAATTATGAGTTCATATGTGATAATGTTTCCTTTTATATTTGACAAAAGTACAAATAATTGGTATTTAAATTATACATATCCATTTGGTGTTTGTTTAAATGAGTATATATTCTCTTTACTCAGTTTACCTGGTAGTGAAACAAAATATCCGGTAATTATTAATTTTGTAACTAATCTTAAAATAATTTCTAGAAGCGAATCACCCAGTCCTCCATTAGATTATGGAAAAATTATGCCGTTTAATAATGCTGTAACATTTGTTCTTATGTCCAAATGTAAAAATATAGAGACTACACCAGAAGTTCAACAACAACAACTTCAACAATTTTCAGAACAACTTAAGTTATACAATCAACAATCAAGCCTACAGTTGCCAAAATTTCATGATAGTAGTTTACTAACATTTTTGTCACGTTTTAGGGTTGAACTTGGACAATACCAAGATACCATTATTCCAAGCGATGCTAGTCGTGATGCGGGTGATGCTGGTGATGCAGGTGATGCAGGTGATGCAGGTGATGCGGGTGATGCGGATTACAATAAATCCGTTAATGCGTTTTTTGAATACTTTGTAGTTGATAATAATATACTTTATAAAGATTTTGTAAAAAAACTTGTTAGTTTTTTAATACCAAATGACAATATTATACGAGAAAGTGTTTTTTCAGTTATAAAATTTATATTACTTTTTCAAAATTTTGATAATATCGCTTTATGTAGTTATACAGTAGTAAAAACAATTATAGAATCCCTTTTAACACATAAGTATAGTAGTAAAAGTTTTACCGCTATAAACAATGAATTTAATATGTTATTTTATTATAATAATTTGGATAATTTTTTTAAAAATATACCTGAAGTAGTTACAAAAATAAAAGAAACTAGAGATGAGCAAAAGTTAACAAGTATTGACGAGTTAAGTATTTTAGAACAAAATATAAGTATTCAAATCGATTTGTATGGTTACTGTTTAGATTATGCATTAAGTAATTTTTATGATGAACTATATGATGATAAGATTGACTCGGAACTTACTTTTGAAACGACCGATGAATATGTTAACTTTCAAATGGGAAAACTACAAAAATGTATAGATGCACAAGTAGAAAAATATTTAAGTTACGATGAAGTAATAGATGAAGAAGAGCAACCCCAGCAAAAATCACAGTTTTACATCCCTCAACCGCCACTACCTCAAGGTACACGTATTCCAGTTCCTGCAGGCGTAGGCGGAAAAAACAATCGCATTTCCAATCCAAATCACAACACAAAGTACCGTAAAAATTATAAAAAGTTTGTAAGCAAGTACATCATAAAGAAGAAAAACAAAAACAACAAGAATAACAACAAACACAACAAAAACAAAAATAACAAGAATAAAACCAGAAAAAATAAAAGATTAACAAAATCCACCCCTACCTCCAAGCGAAATAATAAAACATTAAAGAATAAAAAGGGTAAGTCAAAGTCCAAGTCCAAGTCGAAATCTGGTAACCATAAATCCAAGTACAATAATAAAACAAAGACAAATTATTATAACTATTACAAGCACAATAAAACGTTGAAGCATTAAGCCTCGCCCGAATTACACCCCAAAGTAAAATCCTATTTATTATTTATTATTTATTATTTATTATATATATTTATATATACTTATAATAAACAACCACCCTCACTATATAAATATAAATGGATGCATCTTCAACAAATATAAATGTCACCCTAAGTTTTAGAAAAATAGCAGTATTAACTGCCGCCTTTGTATTTTTAGCATTAATACCCGTGTTTGTCATTATCGTAATCCGCGCAAATAATAAAAAACAAATATGGGCACCAATGGTAAGCGAATGCCCCGACTACTGGAAGTTATCTAAGAGCGAAGATGGTCACGTTCGATGTAAACCAAATAAAAAGAATGCCGATTATGCGAGCCCGCATGGTTTTTTCAGTTATCAACTGCCCACAAAAATGAATAAATACGAGTATGCAATTAAAAATAGAATTACATGGGACGGAATTACAAATGACGAGTCTCTTATAAACAACTACAAAGATGACGCACCGAAATCTATTTTCTGGTTACTCGGTAAAATATTTACTGTTCAACCAAAGTAGTAGAATTCTTAATCGCGAAATTAACAATGATTTTCATCCCACAAAAATAAAAATAAAATACATTCATAAATCGACATAGAAACAATTATAATATTTTAATAAAGAAAGATAAAATAGTTATTATATAACATAAAATAAGCATGAATAATTTAAATATCAATTCTATTCTTGGGAGAGAACAAGCATATAAAAAAATAAAAGTAATTCTTGACGGATTCCAAGAGAATAAAACCGACATCACCTTAAAAAGAGGAATATATATCTATGGTTTCCCCGGTTCTGGTAAAACAGAGTTTGTCGTAAATCTTCTCCGCGAACAAAACTACGATATTATTAAATATGATGCCGGCGATATTCGCAATAAATCCATCATCGACACGATAACAAAGCACAACATGTCCGATAAAAATATAATGTCAATGTTCGAAAAAAAGGTGAAGAAAATAGTGATAGTCATGGACGAAATCGACGCGATGAATAATGGTGACAAAAGCGGAATAAACTCGCTAATAAAGTTAATACGTCCTAAGAAAACGAAGAAACAGAAGGTAGAGGAGGTATCGTTTAATCCGATTATATGTATCGGTAATTATCAGATGAATAAGAAGATAAAGGAGCTCATGAAAGTGTGTCATACATTCGAACTAAAAACTCCATCAAGTGAGCAAATATCGTCTCTTCTATTGTCGATGAATTTGAAATTCGACAAATTATTGAATGATAATATTATACTTTTTATTCAGGGAGATTTAAGGAAACTGGTGTCGATTCATCAGATGGCGTTGAAAGAAAATAACATTCTGCAGAATGACATTATAGAGACGATATTTCAGCCGAAAAGCTACAATGACGACAGCAAGAAGTTGACGCAGCATTTGATAAACAATAGTTATCCGATAGAGCAGCATAAAGTATTGATGAATGAGACGGACCGAACGACAGTCGCTCTTTTATGGCATGAAAATATCATCGACGTTTTGGCAAAGTATAAAAAGGATATTTCTATTCCCTTTTATCAGACAGTACTAGACAATATTTGTTTTGCCGATTATATTGACAGAATCACGTTTCAGAATCAGGCGTGGCAATTCAACGAGATGAGTTCTCTTATTAAGACATTTTACAACAACAAACTGTATCATGAACGGTTTATAAAAAAGCCAAAATTTAATCCCGTGGAAGTGAGGTTTACAAAAGTGTTGACAAAGTATAGCACCGAGTATAATAATTCTCTTTTCATTAAGACGCTTTGCCAACAGCTCTCGATGGACCAGAAAGATATGTTTTCCTTTTTTATGCATATTAAAACACAATATAACGAGGATGAAATATACAATATGCTTGAAAATTACGAAATCACCAAATTAGACATCAACAGAATATATCGCTATTTAGATAAATATACACAAAAAACACATGGAATTACAACCGATGATGATAAAGCACTAGATAGCGACGATGATGACGACGAGCATGCCATTTAGTGATCGTATTATAAATTTATTTTATATATAAATAATTTTATATTCCCATATATATACAATTATGTCACAACAATTTTTTGGTTCATACAACTCGTACTTAAATTCTAAAAACTGCTGCAAGGATCTTATACCTGGTCCGACCGGTCCGATTGGTCCAACGGGTTCGACAACAGGCGCTACAGGAGCAACGGGAGCTACAGGCTATACTGGCGCTACAGGCTATACTGGCGCTACAGGATATACAGGATATACAGGATATACGGGATATACAGGCTATACAGGATATACAGGATATACAGGATATACGGGATATACGGGATATACAGGATATACGGGATATACAGGATATACAGGATATACGGGATATACAGGATATACAGGACCAACAGGACCAACAGGACCACAAGGTATTCCAACCACTATAACCGCAGGGGCAAATATCGGCGTCGCTGGAACTGCTTCTGTTCCTATCGTATCTGTGTTAAATCCGCTCACAAGCACACTCAATCTCGGCGTTCAAAGCATTACTGGTTCAACAAGTAATATCACCCTCTCAAGCGGAACAAATCAAGCAAACATGAATGGAAATCTGGGTTTTACTTCATCAGTTCAAGCAACCCCTACAACGAAGGCAAATCTATTCAATACGAGTATTAGTATTGAAACCACCGCTAATAAAGTCGCAATGACACCGACGTCTATCCTCAAAACAGTAGGGGCAACCGCATTAACGATTGGGTCTTCTGTTGCTCCCTTATCTCTTATTGGAAACGGTGCGGTGGCAGACGGCATTCAAATACAGCAAGCGGCAAATACAGGAACAACCCTATCTACTGGTCTTTCTAATGTGAAATACTACGCCGATACACTAATCAATAATAACAATCTTAATACTGTTGGTGTCCCAGCACCGCAGACGACTTATCAGCGTCTAACCCTTACTAATTTAGGTCTAACAAATACGAACTCTTGGGTTGATTACGGAGGTGCTATTTTCAGCGGATATACCGCTTTTGGTGTGGATAGTAATGGGTATATATGGTTGGCGGATGCGACTGGGTCAATTCAAGTTTGGGACAGCACAATTACGACCCTTCAACATTCATTACAAGTTGCTGGTGGGACTGCCGTCATAAATGTCTTCTACTTACAAGGCGGTTATATGTGGATTGGAGGTAATTTTACTACTGTGATAGATAATTTGGGAGTGAATGCTACACCACAATATAGTATTACGAGGGTTAGTATTGGTTCTTATCTTTTTGACCCTATATATGACGGGGCGGGTAATGTTTATGGGGTTCAAATCGGTCAAGATGTATTTGCTATAGAGGATATAGCGGGAGTTCTGGGTATAGGCGGTAATTTTACTTCAAAGAGTAATGGTTCATTTCCTTTTAGTAATATAGCGTATATATCCAACCCTTATGGTGGGACTGGAAGTCAATTTTACAACGAGTTTAATGGTGGAGCAGATGCGAGGGTTTATGCGATATACAACGACAGCGGAAATGGACGCACCTATATTGGCGGGGATTTTACTAATGTGGGTATTAATATAAGCACCGTTCCCGCTAATTATGGTGCTGTGTTTGATTTAGGTATAGGGGGGTGGTCGCAAGTTGCGAATAATCAAATCAACTCTACTGTCTATACAATCAAACCTACCTCGTATTCTCAAATCTTACTAACTGGGACATTTACTACTGGTATGGGTATTAGTAATGATTACAGCGTATATATAGACACATCAAACCCTACAACTTTTAGTGATACAACATTCAATTTTGGTGGTTTAGTCCCTACATATAAACAAGGGTATTATAATGGTAATAATTGTTTGATTGGGTTTGACAATACATTCTATATCAGTAATGCTTATCAAGTATGGACTTCGTTGGGACAAACTGGAGCGGGAGCGACTATAACCGGTATTAACAATTGGAACGCTTCTTTCAAGGTAATAGGGAACTCTTACGGATACGTTCGCTCATATACCTCCCTACCTCACTCTTGTATCTTTACTGGTTCATTCAAATATAATAATACTGCTTACGGCAATTACACAATCGTCCCAAGAAATGTATCACAGCAATTTATAGGCGACGCCACCAATACTTTTTGGTCTATTATCGGTGCTGGGG